TCAGCGACGACGGTTAACGGCAGGCGGTACACCACGCCCAAGCCAGAGATGACAACTTCCGCCATCATCCGGCGAAATCCGGTCTATCCAGAAGTTTTCCTCACCGATGGTCAGCGTGTCGCCGCGCCGCAGCTGCCGCACATCATCAGTCCGGACAAACAGGGACGGGCTGGAGCCTTCAACGCGCACGCCCTGTCCGGCATAGCTGATATTTTCAGGGTCATCAAAAACACCACGTATCACCGCACCGGACTGCTCACCGGATGTCATGGTGGCTGACGTTCCCATGTACCCGCGTATCGTTTCATCGGCGCGGGCAATGGCAGCATCGAACAGGTTATCGAAATCAGCCACAGCGCCTCCCGTTATTGCATTCTGGCCAGGCCACGTTCTGTCATTTCGGCTGCCACACCGGCAGAGACACGGAACGCCGTTCCCGGCAGCACAAATGCCACAGGTTCATCCCGCGTGGCGTGAAGTGCATCGGTATGCAGCGTCACCAGTGCCACTACCGTGACCAGTTCAGCCGTATCATGAATCACGGTATCCGGCTGCGCTGACACCACCTCATTTTCATGCCCGGTCAGCACATTTTCCGGGCTGAGAGATGTGTCCTGACCGGCAGCGTCATCCGTGTCATCAAGCTCCTCTTCCAGCTCTGCCACACGGAGTGCCAGTTCTTCTTTCGTCCCCGTCAGGCTGACATCACGGTTCAGTTGCTCACCCAGCACCTGAAGACGGGCAATCAGTTCATCTTTCGTCATGGACTCCTCCACAGAGAGAAAATGGCCCCGAAGGGCCATGATTACGCCAGTTGTACAGACACGAATTCATCAGGGTCAGCCAGCAGCATCAGCGGTGCTGACTGAATCATGGTGAACTCACGCGCCGGATCGCCGGTGGTCACCCAGTTTTTCGGGTAACGGGCAGAGGCGTTAATGCCTTCGCGCTGTGCGTCCGCATCCTGAATGCAGCCATAGGTGCGCAGACCGCGTGCCTGAGTGTTCCCCAGCACCATCGTGTTGTCCGGCAGGAAGTTCTTTTTGACGCCGTTTTCCACGTACTGTCCGGAATAAACGACGATGGCCACATCGCCATACATTCCCTTATAAGACACCGCTTTGCCCAGGTCTTTCACCGCTGTCTCCAGCTCGGAATGAGAGCCGCGACGGGTATCCAGCTTATCCTTGACGGCCTTGAAGGAACGGAACAGCGCCCAGCCTTTCGGATCAAACACGATGATATTCACCACACCGCTGGCGTTCAGCGCGTAGGCTTCGATATCGTCGGTCGGGTCATACGTGGACTTGTCACGCTGGCTCCACTGCGTGCCGCCGGACTGCGTGATGTTATTCGCCGCACTGCGGCCCATATCCACTTCAACCGGATCGAAGGCTTCACCGGTCATGGTGTATTTGCCCTTAAGCACGGCAGAAACGGCCTGCATCTCTTCGACCTGAGCAATGGCCAGCTCTTCGTCACGCATGTTCTGCATGATGATGCGACGGCGGCGGTAAGCCGGGTCCGCCAGATTCTGTGGATCTTCATCCGGCAGGCGACGCAGGGTCATCTGCGGATTCACCTCATGCTTCGGCTTGACATATCCCGGCGTAAATTCAGAGGTGGAGCCGCCACGGGAACGGATAACCTCACCGGAAACAATCGGCGAAACGTACAGCGCCATGTTTACCAGTCCCGGAATTTGTGAGAGATAGACTTTCTCCGTGGTGAAGGGATAGCTCTCACGGAAAAAGAGACGCAGAAACAGCGGATCAAACTTAAATTTCTGCTCATTTGCCGCCAGCAGCTGGGCGGTTGTGTACATCGACATAAAAAAATCCCGTAAAAAAAGCCGCACAGGCGGCCTTTAGTGATGAAGGGTAAAGTTAAACGATGCTGATTGCCGTTCCGGCAAACGCGGTCCGTTTTTTCGTCTCATCGCTGGCAGCCTCCGGCCAGAGCACATCCTCATAACGGAACGTGCCGGACTTGTAGAACGTCAGCGTGGTGCTGGTCTGGTCAGCAGCAACCGCAAGAATGCCAACGGCAGCACCGTCGGTGGTGCCATCCCACGCAACCAGCTTACGGGTGGAGGTGTCCAGCATCAGCGGGGTCATTGCAGGCGCTTTCGCACTCAATCCGCCGGGCGCGGTTGCGGTATGAGCCGGGTCACTGTTGCCCAGCGGCTGGTAATGGGTAAAGGTTTCTTTGCTCGTCATAAACATCCCTTACACTGGTGTATTCAGCAAATCGTTAACGGCATCAGATGCCGGGTTACCTGCAGCCAGCGGTGCCGGTGCACCCTGCATCAGACGATCCAGCGCAGTATCACTGCGCGCCTGTGCACTCTGTGGTGCTGCGGCCAGAATGCGGCGGGCCGTTTCCACGGTCATACCGGGAGTTTCTGCCAGCACGCGGGCCTGTTCTTCGCGTCCGTGAGCCTCCTCACAGTTGAGGATCCCCATAATGCGGCTGTTTTCTGCCGCAACCGCTGCGGTGATCTGCGCGTTCACGTCCGGCTGCGCCGCGCTGGCGTTTTCGCCCTCCGTCGCGGGCATCATGTCAGTAACGTCAGCCTGCGAAGCAGTGGCTGAAACAGTTGTTGATTGAGTCTCTTTGGTCATTCGCCCTCCTGAGAGACGGGATTTACGTGCATCCAGTGCATCACGCATGACGGTGATCGCATCGGTGCTGTTAACAAGTTCATCAGCCAGTCCGGCATCAATGACCTCCTGACCGCTGTACACTGCAGCCTCGGTATCCAGCACAGCCTGCACGGACAGGCCGGTATATGCCGACACCTTCTGCGCAAACATCTGGCGGGTTGCGTCCATCCGGGACTGCAGTGTCTCCCGGACGTCATCCGGAAGATGGCTGTAGGGGTTGCCATCCACCTTATGGCTGCCGCTGTAAATCAGCGTGATTTCCACACCCTGTTTCTCCAGCGCAGCACCGTAATTACTGTGAGCCATCATGACGCCGATGGAGCCTGTCCGGGCGGTCTGCGTGACCAGACGCCGGGAGGCGGCACTGGCAAGCAACTGACCTGCACTGCAGTTCATGTCGTTGGCAAGCGCCCATACCGGTTTTATGTCACGCACACGGGCGATGATGTCAGCGCAGTCAAATGCCCCCGCCACCATCCCGCCGGGCGTGTCCATATCGAGCAGAATGCCGTCCACCATCGGATCGCTGGCAGCCTGTTGCAGACGGGCGATAATGCCGTTGTAACCGGTCATCCCCGAGTACGGCTGCAGCGCCCGCGTCCGGCTGACCAGCGTGCCGGACACCGGCAGCACGGCGATGCCGTTCATGACCTGATAACTGCGGGCCTGTCGTGGTCCGTCATCATCACCGGATAATGCCAGCGTCGCGAGTGCCTCCTGGGCAGTCAGGCTGTCGCCGGACACCGCATCCGTCAGGCGGCTGATCCCAAGCTGGCCTGCAAGCGCACAAAAGAAAACCCGCGCATAGGCGGGTTCAAGCATCAGCGGCTCATTAAAGGCCATGCTGGCAATATGCGGGAGATTACGCAGCTCTGCTGTCACTCTTCTCCTCCTCTGTTGATTGTCGCAGCCCGGATTCAAATGCTGCAGCCGCCCAGGCGGGCGGTTTAAGACCGGCTGCGCGGCGCTCCATCGTTTCACGGACCTGCTGGGCAAAAATTTCCTGATAGTCGTCACCGCGTTTCGCGCACTCTTTCTCGTAGGTGCTCAGTCCGGCTTCTATCAGCATCACCGCTTCCTGAACTTCTTTCAGACCATCGATGGCCATACGACCGGAGCCTATCCAGTCGCAGTTCCCCCAGGCACTGCGGGCTTCCTGAAAACTGAAGCGCGCTTTTGAAGGTAACGTCACCACGCGGCGAACGATGGCCTCTTCCAGCCAGCACAGAAACATCTGGCTCGCCTGACGGGATGCGACGAATTTTCGCCGCCCCATAAAGTACGCCCACGACTCGTTCGCACTGGCCCGTGCCGTGGAGTAGCTCATCTGGGCGTAATTCCGGGAAAGCTGCTCATACGAGACACCCAGCCCGGCAGCGATATACCGCAACAGTGACTGCTCAAACACGGAGTAGCCGTTATCCGTGTCCTGAGCCGTCTGCAGGTTCAGTGAGTCCCCCGGCATCAGGTGCGGCACTTTTGCGCCTCCCAGACGGACCGGTGCTGCGGCGTAATACGCGGCAATTTCACCAATCCAGCCGGTCAGCTTGTCCCGCTGCTCCTTACTGTTCGCGCCCAGAATAAAATCCATCGCTGACTGCGTATCCAGCTCACTCTCAATGGTGGCGGCATACATCGCCTTCACAATGGCGCTCTGCAGCTGCGTGTTCTGCAGCGTGTCAAGCATCTTCATCTGCTCCATCACGCTGTAAAACACATTTGCACCGCGGGTCTGCCCGTCCTCCACGGGTTCAAAAACGTGAATGAACGAGGCGCGCCCGCCGGGTAACTCACGGGGTATCCATGTCCATTTCTGCGGCATCCAGCCAGGATACCCGTCCTCGCTGACGTAATATCCCAGCGCCGCACCGCTGTCATTAATCTGCACACCGGCACGGCAGTTCCGGCTGTCGCCGGTATTGTTCGGGTTGCTGATGCGCTTCGGGCTGACCATCCGGAACTGTGTCCGGAAAAGCCGCGACGGACTGGTATCCCAGGTGGCCTGAACGAACAGTTCACCGTTAAAGGCGTGCATGGCCACACCTTCCCGAATCATCATGGTAAACGTGCGTTTTCGCTCAACGTCAATGCAGCAGCAGTCATCCTCGGCAAACTCTTTCCATGCCGCTTCAACCTCGCGGGAAAAGGCACGGGCTTCTTCCTCCCCGATGCCCAGATAGCGCCAGCTTGGGCGATGACTGAGCCGGAAAAAAGACCCGACGATATGATCCTGATGCAACTGGATGGCGTTGGCGGCATAGCCGTTATTGCGTACCAGATCGTCTGCGCGGGCATTGCCACGGGTAAAGTTGGGCAGCAGGGCTGCATCCACACTTTCACCCGGTGGGTTCCACGCCCGCAACTGCCCACCAAATCCGCTGCCACCGCCGTGATAACCGGCATATTCACGCAGCGATGTCATGCCGTCCGGCCCCAGAAGGGTGGGAATGGTGGACGTTTTCATACATAAAATCCTGCAGGTCCCCTGCGTCGCTGTGTCATGCCGGTCTGCACTTCCAGCTCCGCAATGTATTTTTTCAGGTCAGATACGGAAGTGGCCGTAAACTCCACTCTCCGTCCGTCTTTCTGTACCGTTGCCACCCGTTTTCCTGTCATCAGGTCATGCAGTGCCGCACGGGCAGCGGCAAGTTCTTCCTGTCGAGTCATTCATTCTCTCCGGATAAGGCACGGGCGTAATCTGCCAGTGTTTTCTTGTTGGTTGCTGCACCATCCTCTTCCTGCAGGCTCGCCAGCAGTGCACTGAGATTCAGCTGCCAGCGGGAAATACTGATGCGCAGCGCCGCCAGCGCATAAACGAAGCAGTCGAGTGCCTCATTGCGTCGCTTTTTGCTGTCCCACAGTATTTTTTTCCTGCCATCCACCCATTTTTCGACCTGCTCTTCAGCAGTCAGCTGCTGCGCTTCGGTCAGATCAAAAATATCCGGGTTATTCGGGAAGTGAACGGCACCGGGAAGCGGTTCATCCCCTTCCGGCGTCAGTGTGAAGCGGTTATAAATCTGCTCTTTCGCGGTATCCGTACCGATTTCGGTAAGGTAAACCCCGTTTTTGTTTCGCTTACGAGGCATGCTGGCCACCGGCTTACCGTAGACGGATGCCCCTTTAATGGGGATCACCCGGAACAGCCCATGCTTTTTCGAGCGTTCATACACAATGGTCGGGTCAATCCCGCCAGTATCCCAGCAGATACGGGATATCGACATTTCTGCACCATTCCGGCGGGTATAGGTTTTATTGATGGCCTCATCCACACGCAGCAGCGTCTGTTCATCGTCGTGGCGGCCCATAATAATCTGCCGGTCAATCAGCCAGCTTTCCTCACCCGGCCCCCATCCCCATACGCGCATTTCGTAGCGGTCCAGCTGGGAGTCGATACCGGCGGTCAGGTAAGCCACACGGTCAGGAACGGGCGCTGAATAATGCTCTTTCCGCTCTGCCATCACTTCAGCATCCGGACGTTCGCCGATTTTCGCTTCCCACGTCTCACCGAGCGTGGTGTTCACGAAGGTTTTACGTTTTCCCGTATCCCCTTTCGTTTTCATCCAGTCTTTGACAATCTGCACCCAGGTGGTGAACGGGCTGTACGCCGTCCAGATGTGAAAGGTCACACTGTCCGGCGGCTCAATCTCTTCACCGGATGACGAAAACCAGAGAATGCCATCACGGGTCCAGATCCCGGTCTTTTCGCAGATATAACGGGCATCAGTAAAGTCCAGCTCCTGCTGGCGGATGACGCAGGCATTATGCTCGCAGAGATAAAACACGCTGGAGGGATCATCCGGCGTCCATTTGAGGCCAAACGGCGTCTCTTTATCGCCAAATTTAAGGTACTGCTCCTCCCCGCAGTGCGGGCAGGCAACATGAAAACGCATAAAATGCGGGGATTCACTGGCTGCACGCTCAATCTGGCAGGTGCCTCTCACTTTGGGCGTGGAGCCACGGATGGACTTTGGCCAGACCGAGCCTTCAATACGCTTGTCACCCAGGAACGTCGGAGAGCCTTCCTGTTCAATATCATCATCAAAAGCAGCAAGTTCATCATAACCCGCCACATCCACCGACTTTTCACGGTAGTTTTTTGCCGCTTTACCGCCCAGGCACCAGAAGCCACGACCATTGGTGAAACGCTTCATGGTGAGCGTGTTATCCCGGTGCTTTTTGCCATACCACGGGGCCAGCGCAAGCAGCGAAGGAATATCACGGATGGTCGGCTCAACGTGAGTTTTCATAAAGTTCTCGGCATCACCATCCGTCGGCAACCAGATAAGGGTGTTGCGCTGCTTATGCTCTATGAAGTAGGCATAAACACCCAGCAGCATTTTGGAATAACCAACACGGGCAGACTTCACCACATTCACCTCACGGATGTAGTCGCTGCCCATCGCATTCATGATGGCCCGCTGAAAGGGCAGTGTTTCCCAGCGCCCTTCCTGGTATGCGGATTCTTTCGGGAGATAGTAATTAGCATCCGCCCATTCAACGGCGGTCTGTGGCTCCGGCCTGAACAGTGAGCGAAGCCCGGCGCGGACAAAATGCCGCAGCCTGTTAACCTGACTGTTCGATATATTCACTCAGCAACCCCGGTATCAGTTCATCCAGCGCGGCTGCTTTGTTCATGGCTTTGATGATATCCCGTTTCAGGAAATCAACATGTCGGTTTTCCAGTTCCGGAAAACGCCGCTGCACCGACAGGGGGATCCCGTCGAGAATACTGGCAATTTCACCTGCGATCCGCGACAGCACGAAAGTACAGAATGCGGTTTCCACCACTTCAGCGGAGTCTCTGGCATTTTTCAGCTCCTGTGCGTCGGCCTGCGCACGCGTAAGTCGATGGCGTTCGTACTCAATAGTCCCTGGCTGGAGATCTGTCTCGCTGGCCTGCCGCAGTTCTTCAACTTCCCGGCGCAGCTTTTCGTTCTCAATTTCAGCATCCCTTTCGGCATACCATCTTATAACGGCGGCAGAGTCATAAAGCACCTCATTACCCTTGCCACCGCCTCGCAGAACGGGCATTCCCTGTTCCTGCCAGTTCTGAATGGTACGGATACTCGCACCGAAAATGTCAGCCAGCTGCTTTTTGTTGACTTCCATTGCTCATTCCACGGACAAAAACAGAGAAAGGAAACGACAGAGGCCAAAAAGCTCGCTTTCAGCACCTGTCGTTTCCTTTCTTTTCAGGGGGTATTTTAAATAAAAACATTAAGTTACGACGAAGAAGAACGGAAACACCTTAAACCGGAAAATTTTCATAAATAGCGAAAACCCGCGAGGTCGCCGCCCCGTAACCTGTCGGATCACCGGAAAGGACCCGTAAAGCGATAATGATTATCATCTACATATCACAACGTGCGTGGAGGCCATCAAACCACGTCAAATAATCAATTATGACGCAGGTATCGTATTAATTGATCTGCATCAACCTAACGTAAAAACAACTTCAGACAATACAAATCAGCGACACTGAATACAGGGCAACCTCATGTCAACGAAGAACAGAACCCGCAGAACAACAACCCGCAACATCCGCTTTCCTAACCAAATGATTGAACAAATTAACATCGCTCTTGTTCAAAAAGGGTCCGGGAATTTCTCAGCCTGGGTCATTGAAGCCTGCCGCCGGAGACTGTGCTCAGAAAAAAGAGTTTCGCCTGAAGCAAACAAAGAAAAGAGTGACATTACTGAATTGCTCAGAAAACAGGTCAGACCAGATTGAAGCAATTTAGATAATCGTGCAGACTACGCCCCCTCATATCACATGGAAGGTACTACAATGGCTCAGGTTGCCATTTTTAAACAAATATTCGATAAAGTGCGAAATAATTTAAACTATCACTGGTTTTATTCTGAACTAAAACGTCACAATGTCTCACATTACATTTACTATTTAGCCACAGAGAATATTCATCTTGTTCTTGAAAACGATAATACGGTTTTAATAAAAGGACAGGGTAAGGTTGTAAATGTAAGATTTTCAAAAAATAAATGCCTTATAGAAGCCACCTTAAAAGGATTCAAATCAGGAGAGTTATCATTTTACGAATACAGGAAAAATCTTGCTACAGCAGGGGTTTTCAGATGGATTACAAATATCCACGAAAACAAAAGGTATTACTATACCTTTGATAATTCATTACTCTTTACTGAGAACATTCAGAACACTACACAAATATTTCCGCACTAAATCATAACGTCCGGTTTCTTCCGTGCCAGAACCGGACTCGCTGGCATGATGAAATATGTGTACCCGGTAACCCCGGTGTGCATCGTTTTTGATTATTCCCCCACACTTGTGCAGAAGGAGTTCCCCGTCAGGCTACAGTCATAATTAATGCAAGAGTACAGCGACGATACAGCGCACAGAAATAAATCAGGTATCCATTGACTTCACAAAGACGGTGCATAGCATCGACAGGAGTAATTGCGTAAATTGAACTCTTGGCACACTTTAGCCACCGGCGAATCTTCAGCGGATTATCCTTGGCCGGTTTTTATCTGAGGCATTGCTCTCGAATGTATAGCTGTGCCCCTTCAAGTTGTTTTTGCATTATTATCAGTCGCGCTCTGAGGGTGAAATAATCCCGTTCAGCGGTGTCTGCCAGTCGGGGGGAGGCTGCATTATCCACGCCGGAGGCGGTGGTGGCTTCACGCACTGACTGACAGACTGCTTTGATGTGCAACCGACGACGACCAGCGGCAACATCATCACGCAGAGCATCATTTTCAGCTTTCGCATCAGCTAACTCCTTAGTGTATTTTGCATCGAGCGCAGCAACATCACGCTGACGCATCTGCATGTCAGTAATTGCCGCGTTCGCCAGCTTCAGTTCTCTGACATTTTTGTCGCGCTGGGCTTTGTAGGTAATGGCGTTATCACGGTAATGATTCAGCCCCAGACTAAGCGCACCACAGGCCACCAGCAGGGCAATGATGACCACGCACAGTACGCGGTTCATTTCACCACCAGCGTATCTGACCGATGAAATAACCGGAGGCCATAATCACAAACACCAGCCAGATAAGAATGAACTTCCAGGTGGATAATTTTTCAGCCATCACTCGAATCTCCCGAATCAGTTTGCTAAAATCAAACACACTTTCTCCTTTGACTTTTCTGGAGTCAGGAAACACAAAACCCCGCTTGGTGCCAACAAACGGGGTTTTTACTTTTATTCACTTACGTTTCGCCAGTTCGCAGGATTTCGTGTTATCCGCCCGCGTGGCCATACCTTATTTTTCAGCAAAATATTCTGCTTATCTGTCGATTCCCCAGCACGCCAGCGCGCTCTCCTGGTCACGACGGGATACCTGACCGTAGCAGTTGTTTGAACGAATACGGCAGTCTCTGCCACCGTCCTTAATCCACCAGCGAATCGCCTCACACGCTCCCCTGCGATCACCTGCATTAATTCGTTTATAAAACGTCGACGGGAAACACTTACCGGGACCAATGTTGTACGGACAGAATGACGCGATCCCCGCTTTCTGGGGTTCGCTCAATGGCACTTTGATGTTTTTCTCCACCCATGCCAGCGCCTTATCACGCTCAATGGCGTTGACCTGGTCGCATTTTTCCTTCGACAGTTTCATACCGGGAAAAACGGGTTTTCCATCCACCATCGTGGCCCCCCGACAGATGGTCCAGTTGCCGGAACCATCGCGGTATGCCGTTGTGTGGTTACCCTCTTTTTCGTCCAGAAACTGGTCAAGTATCTGAGGAGCAGACGCGCCTGCAGCAATCAGCGCCAGAACAGCAGCTGACAGGCCGTATTTGATTTTTGCGCTCATGGATATTTATCAGGATGCTACCAATGAAAGATACTGGAAAGCCAACTGCAAAAAGCTAACAACCTGTAATCGAGTTATCAGAACTGTTAATTTTTATGGTATACCGCGCCTCTGAACAGGGGCGCGTTTCTGGCAACAGCTCGTCCCCTTCACATAACCCGGCAGCAACATCCAGGAAGACCTGTCTGATGCTCCTTCTGGCTGCTGCCTCATAAAACTCCAGCGCGGCACCTTCAACACGGTCCAGCGAGATGTCCAGGTCAAAAATTTCACCGTCAAAGCGTTTTTTGTCCCGTAACGCTAAAGTTACCGTAACTTTATTCTCAAAATTGCGGATCCCTTTCACAATCAGTTCATAGTTTTGAGTCATTGAATTACTCTCCCCGTGCCGCCTTACGACGGTCCTCTCTGATTTTGAAATACAGGTTAGTCAGATATGTCAGCAGCCCAAACAGCAGACTCCCCAGCACGCCTATTGCCGCCCACTGAGACGGGGAAACCCTGTCCAGTAACTGCAGGAACCAGTAGCCCGTTCCCACCGCTGACGTAGTGTATGACACACCTGTTGTGATTTTTTCCATCTGGTCCATACCCCGTCTCCCGTTATCCGGAAGCTGACAACAATAAAAAAGCCACCAGTTAACTACTGATGGCTCTGATAACTCATGCAAGCGTCTCAGACGATCCACTGACACTACCGGTGAGTTTAACGATACCTTCCATTTGACTGGCTCACTTTTTATGATGATGCCGGTGCATTTATCTCCAGCACCAGACTTTCTATCTCAACGCCATACGTTGCATTTTTGGTAATATCCGTCAGCGTCAGTGCATTTAGTCCCACTGCCAGACTGTCTTTTATGGCCTGGAATGCCGGGCCAGTACGATGACGTAGTATCACTCCGGCTCAGTTGCACCGCTGACCACCACATCACCTTCTGCTGCAATCGCCTGCATCAGGGTATAAGGGGTTATGGCCACCGGACTACCAAACGGCTGCCAGCCCTCTTTCAGTTTATGTGTCAGCTTTTCCGCAAGATCTGACGGCGGCGCCGCCCTGACAACATCATAGTGTTTAAATGCCATGGTTCTTTCCACCATCTGAAAAATAATTCTTTAAAATGCCTGACATGTAATACAGAAAAAACACAAAACCATACCTTAAATAAAAACCTGATTATCAAGCAGATATGCATGGATAAACTACAAGACGAGATATAAACCACCCTGTATTTAAATAAACAATAAACAACATCAGAAAAATAATTCTGCTCTATGGTTTAATTCAAAAATATCATTTATACTTTTCAGAACATCACCAGCAAGGCATAAACAAGGAAAGTAAATGAAGTGGATTGTGATTGATACAGTTATCCAGCCATCATGCGGAATATCTTTTTCAGTCATATGGAGTAAAATAAAATTAATAATCTGGTATCAATCGGATGCTTTCTTACCTCCTGAAAGTATATTTACACTGACTCACACAGGCATCATGCTCAATAACAAAGTGCTGCCTGTAACCATTTACAACGTAGTACCATTCAATAAAACATTCTGGAATTTAATCAAAAACAGCCAGGAATGCCCTACAAATACAGATAACGTATTGAATGAATGCTTTAATAACCGTTGCACTCTGCAAATATGTCCTTATGGACTAAAACAACAAAGTCCATAAGGAGTTTACTCACATCTGACAAAATCAATATAAACAGCCCCTCCGGAGAGGGGCTGGAGAGTGGCGCTATGTGCCATTGCATGGTGCCGGGTGCCTCCCGGTGAATTCAGTACCAGCACCTGAATCCGCGATTATCCCATATACCTACTCGCTGATTGCCCCTCCGCACAGGGGGATTCACCATGCCAGTTTCTTTTAACAAACTCCCCGCAAACCAGACAACAGTCAACCGCCTGAATTGTGAAGTATTTAAAAATTTCTCCCGCTAACTGATACCCGGCTAACAGTCTGGCGTTTTCTTTTTCAGCAACGGGAAAGCAACAACCACCACACCCGCCACCAGCACACCGTCAGCCAGCACTGACATTATCCGGCTGCTGCAATGCCATTCACAAAAACAGTAAGCAATCACTTTTTACCGTAACAGGTGATAATCCAGATATGTATCTACCCCAGATGAGTAATCCGAAGTTCATCCATACCACAGGTCCTGGCTATTCTGTTGTACTCCTGAACAAGAGCAAATAATTCTGAATTAGCAACCATGAACTCATCGCAAACCCTCTGAATAGCATCACTATTCAGAATAATAACGTCTCTTCCCGAAAGACGATCAGGAGTACAGAACAAAACTGTCAAACGGCTGAAGGCCTTTGCTCGTGCTGCATTGACTATATCAATACGCTGCCTAAGGATGAAACACCCCGACGCCTCATCAATATTCACTCTACCCACACCATATGAATGATAAATATTTAATGCTGAAAAAACCATTAGACCGTATAACAAACACTCAATCAATACTTAACAGAACTTTTATTTTTGACAAACATATAATATTTTCAACAATATCCTGAGCCAGGTATATTTCAGTATAAGGCTCTGCCGGAAGGAATCTGGAAGAATAAATATGGCGCGCTGTACTGGATTCGAACCAGTGACCGATTGCTTAGAAGGCAATTGCTCTGTCCGGCTGAGCTAACAACGCAGGGTACAGATAATGGACCGCCATCGGGGACCCGCCCCCGCACCAACAACCCTGTTATCGCGTCGTCTGCTCTTCCTGATAAGCTAATGGCGGTTTGTGATGGTGGCCCTTGCTGGATTTGAACCAGCGACCTGGCGATTATGAGTCGCTCGCTCTCACCACTGAGCTAAAGGGCCGGGAGCAGAATAATAACGGTCCGTAATTAATTCCGCAATAAAAAACCCGCTCGGCGGCGGGTTGTAGAAACTCTTCTAACGTCAGGCATAAAAAGCCCATCGTTATGACGAATTTACCACAGATTCCGGAAAAATCAACCTTGTTACCTAGTTACCTTTTTTAACTGCCGCTCAGCCCATGCTTCTTCAATATCAAACCGGGTCACCAGCGCATCATAGAATTTCTTAACTGTTTTTTCCCATGACGCGCGTGTTATCTGGTTTGTCACCTCGCATATAGCATTAAATGCCTCCGTTGATAGTAGTCTTTCATAGCCACGACCACCACAACGCTGGCAGTCTCTGATAACAGGCATACCACGTTTTACCGACTCTTCACGGTGAATGGCGACACCACGCCCACGGCAATCCTTACAGGCGGTGGAAACCTCACCCTTTCCGCCACACTCCGGACAGGCAACTTTTACCACCTCCCTGACTTTTTTCCATTCTTCCCAGTAAGACGGATACACACCTTTCGTACACTTTGCCCATACCGGCGGCTTACCATCCGGATACTGGACCTTGTTTGTAAAAACTATGCTTTCAATAAATTTTTCCCCATAGCAACAAGGGCACTGCTTTTTACTCGCTGCGCTGCGGGCATAATCCTCAAAAGCGTACGAAGCCATAATGCGCATCACTACCGGTTTTATTTCTGCCGGAAGTTTTCTCAACGCCGCCACACGATCGCACCGACTGAGTGCATAATCTGCCAGTAATTCTGTTGCCCGCACCCTGTCATTCATACTGATGCCCATTTTCCCCAGGAACGCAGAAAAACCCATCTCAGCCCGATTCTGTGTCATGCCCTGCGCGGCCATCACATCAGTGATACTCAGCGCATCTTTTGACGTTGAGGCCGATGCATCGGTCAGGCCAGGGGATTTTGGGGAGTAGTATTTCGGTAAATCTTCCAGTTTCATTTTTTGACCTGCTCTTCATGCATTATGGGGTAAATCTTCACCCCCCAGACGTCCACCAGATACTGGCTGACCACGAACGATATTGATTTCATCAAACTGCTCATCGTCCATTAACACTCCCGCATGCGTCAGCGCATCCAGCGGTGCTTTCAGGATATTGTCCAGGTCGCGACGACGCTTATCCGGTGGCTCTGCAATCACCTTTATCGCCAGCCTTCCGGACAGGCTTAATTTCAGCCGCTGCTGGCGAACAATAAGCGCCACAGCCCGGCGATAACGCTTTCCCTCCTCCGAGATAAAATATGTGCTGCCACGGCGTCGCCAGTAAGTGTTCACCGTCGGCGGGTAAGGTAAAACCAAATCTATGAGCATCAGTCACCTCTTTTACCCAAGCACGCCAGTTGCAAAGGCGTGATCAAGAAAACGAAAAATTAAATCAACCTGAGAACCATGCTTTTCTTCGAACGCCAGCGGATCCGCATGAAGCTCGTTGTGATGCTCCCGACACAGCGGTAGCGTGAAAATATCGTGAGATTTTGTCCCCATTCCGCCCTGACCATGACCAATCAGGTGATGGGGATCGTCGGCTGGCTTACCACAACACGCACACGGCTGTGTCTTCACCCAGCGTGTGTATTTCTCGTTAACCCAGCGGCGACGTTTAGGTCGTTTCATGAAAGATTCCGGAGACTCAGGATCAACGGCAATGCTGACCACCGTCTTTTCCTGTGGTGGGTTCTGTTGCTGGTGGGCGTGAGGCAGCGGCGCAATATTTTTTGTGCGCTGTTTCAGTATGCTGGTGGCGGTCTGCTCTCCCGGTACGATGTCGCTTTCACGGTACATTGAGCGGATTTTTTCCGCACGCAACCCCAGCGAACGACGTAATACCGCTTCCGGTAGCGCGTCCGCCACCTGATTGCGGACCGCCCACCAGGATAATTCAGCCAGCGATAATTCCCGCTCCTGTGTGCCATTCATTGCGTGACGAATGACGTCAATCATCCATGCTGACAAGTTTTGGTGAGCAAGTTGCTCAAGTGATTCGGAGGTCTGGTCACGCAACTGGTTGTCGCAGTGCCAGCACAACACCATTGCGCCGGTACCATAACGGTGAATGACGGTTTCACTGTGGTGATAATCGCCGTGTGGCCACTGGCAGGATTTAACATGGCGCAGTAACCAGTCAGACAATGCGCCAGCGCCACCAGCAGCACGAATCACTCGTTCGTCGCTGAAAAATGGCAGTAATGATTTATCCTCCGCCAGCGGCTGGCGAACGGCAGGAACGACCCCGGACGGCAGATTACGCATGCTTTTCGGTTCCGGCTCCACCAGTACCCGGGTATTGTGGAATACCGGCATGGATTCACGGCCCGGCTTAACGATCACCAGCCCGAGTTCCGGTACCAGAACAGGTCGAAGTAATACCCGCACGTTACCTCCAGATGCGTTGCTGGAATGTGCGGGACGGACGCGGTGGGCGTTCGGAGTAAGGAAGCCTGACGGAGATTATCCAGTGACGATAATCGAGGCTGAGGGCTTTCTTAATCTCGTATCCGCGTCTGCGGTAGTTATGAATTAGCCATTCGGCCTGTTCTTCAGTACATGGTGGGTGTTGGTACCAGTCGGTTTTAAATGCGTGTGAACGCCGCCCATGCCGGATGGCAAGGTCGGTATCAGAATTGTGAAATTTGGTTTTGTGCGCCATCTGTTTTCTCTGCTGGCGCAGCAGGTGTCAGGTGTTCAGGCTGACGTGCGAATTGTAAACCAGAATGCCAGGAAAAAACAAAACCCGCCGAAGCGGGTTAAGTGCGGGTGCGTTGAGGATGCCTGACTCATCAGAGGTGGCGAGGGATTTCCCCCTCGCCTGGTCTCTTACTCCTCAGGTTCGTAAGCTGTGAAGACAGCGACCTCCGTCTGGCCGGTTCGGATTCGTACCTCGCAGAGGTCTTTCCTCGTTACCAGTGCCGTCACTATGACGGTTAAACAGATGACGATCAGGGCGATTAACATCGCCTTTTGCTGCTTCATAGCCTGCTTCTCCTTGACCTTTCGGTCCGTAAGAGGCTAATCTCTATGTGTCGCATAGATATGGCCTCAGATTAATGTTAAGCGTCTTGCAGGACGCGTAATGTTAACTGGGGCTTTTCTCTATCTGCCTTTTGGTGTTCATGCCTGAGACAGATAGCCTCAAGCACCCGCAGTCATTCTACTTAACTAAGATTTCCCCGCAAACCGTTTTTGTCCGGCACAGTAAATATCCAACTAAACCAATGGCGTTCGCTGTATTTACCGCCAGTATTCAATGCACATGACCGCCATGAACACCCCTAAAAAAAGGGCATTTATATGTCCAAACATTAATATCAAAACATCAACTTTTTCCATATACCTTGCTGTGAAGATGATGGGCATACATGATGCGAACAACCAGAACGCAACAAACAAAAACTGCAATGCGTTTTTCATTATTCCCCCTACAATCAATGTGCAATAACATTTAAACACACCTCAATTTAGCCGGACATATAAATATCTAAACCAGAAAAAATCACTTACATAGCGTTACAAACTCTTTAGTCTAAATATTCATCGTAAAACATTCCCCATACTTATCAGCCCGTTCTGCGCCAGGTAGCTCATTGCCTTATCTGGGAATCTGTAATCAGGTTTCCGGATGCTGGTGGATTTTCGCGTTTTAGTTGTTCATAAAAGTGCACAGCTTTAACCAGTTCTTCTGATGTCACCGGAACTGGCGGGGCAGCGAATAAGGCCTGAATTTCATAGTTCGGCCTGTCGTTGCAATCCTCTTTTGTCGGTACATATTTCCAGTCACCAACCCACAGATTCTCCTGAAAGTCCGTAACGCCTTTTTTCACGTAGCGATATCGCCATGCAACTGGTTTTGCCTGCCCTGCCGTTTCATGCCCTTCCTGATAATTAATCTCGCTCATTCATCGCCCCACTCATCACAATATGCTTCGACCGGAGTTTTTCCTGCTTCATAATCATCACGCCATGCTTCAGCATCAGCAGCACTGCCACCACGTAACTCTGCATAGTCCATTAACAGTTCATGCCATGCTTCAAAACTGACGTTGTATTTAGTTGAACCAAAATCAGCCATTTTGCTCTTCCTCTTCGTCTTTTATTTCGTGATATGAGTAATTGCAGTAGTTAAAGAAAATATCTTTTGCTTCGTCATGTATTTCATCAGGCGTCGCATCATCATCCACTTCGAATTCATCCTCGAAATCTCCACCGGCTATTCCCGTTTCAATAATTATTTTAAACTTTCGCATTTAACTACCGCCCTTTCGGGCGGCCTCCTGATGTTCTGAGGGTGCAGAAATCCCTCCGGTTAAGGATTAAATTTTTAACAGAGCTAAATTTAATTATTCAGTTCTGGATTTTGTCGCCCTGCGTATCCGCGCTTTCGCGTTACGCTCAATCTGAATTAGCTTTTCTATATTTTTTCGCCTTTCCCGCTCCTCCTGACGCAAGAGCCTTACATCATCTGCCAGTCTGGTTTCTCTTTTCGCCACAGAGAGCATCCAGTCAAATGGTTCCACAACTGCACCGCAGATTTTACAGCGGACCTGACGCTCTTTTTCGTCAACCCGGACAGAGGCGTGATGACAATATGGTCTTTCCGATGGCTCATAAAGAAAATTAACCTGATTACGAGGGTCATCCTCTTTTACCGGAAATAAAACGATATTGCTTAACTCATCCTCTGGTTTTATTTCCATGCTCCTCTCCTTTGATGCGAATGCCAGCGACGCGTAATGCGTGTTCCAGGTCAATCAGGTAAAGCCAACTGCCATTTTCTTTAGGTATCATGACATGTCGCTCATCTGCATTTATCGGGTGTCCATATCGAAGGTCGTAGCGAGTCGGTAATTGAACTTCCCGCGCTTCCAGTTCAGCAATACGCTTGCACCCATCAGAGATAACTCCCTCGTAATACTCGCGCTGCTCGTTGAGTTTTGATTTTGCTGCTTCAAGCTCAACGAGCAGCTTCCCAACCGTAAGCGCAATATCCTCGTTCTCCTGGTCGCGGCGTTTGATGTATTGCTGGTTTCTTTCCTGTTCATCCAGCAGTGCCAGCACGGTAGCCGGGTTAGCCTCTGCTATGAACTCAGCGTTTGCATAAGCCTGAGCATCTGTTTCAATCAGGCAGTTAACATGACGTTCCGCAATCACGCCACCGGGTTCTCCTTTCCATTTTTGACAAACAAAAACTCCTGTTAAATTGCCGTGTTGGTTAACAGATGTATGCCCTACGATGTAGCTTCCTTTAGTTGCTTTCTCTGCCTTTTCACGCAGTACCTGATAGTTAATCTCGCTCATTTTTCTCTTCATTCCGGTATACAAGAATTACAACGTCACCTCTGCTAATTACGCGAGCTGGATCCCCTGGTTCCATGCTGTCAATCCCGAAGGCTTCGAAAAATGCATCCATTGCCTTCTGGCGTTGCTCCTGCTTACGGCGTTTATTCCATTTTTGAACAACAGTGACAGCCATCGTCCGCTGCAGAACATGATGTAGAAATAACCAAGAAGTGCCAGGCCGGTGTTCAGGGCCATATCAATCGTTATCGCCGGGTCAATATTCACTGCCCACCTCCTGAAAAATCACCGCATGGCCCAGTTTCTCCGCCAGTGCCAGCTCAGCCCTTGCACCTGCCGACTGCTGCCAGCCTTTCAGCATGTAAACCGCATCCACGCAACGGAGCATTGCCATGCAAATATCCATGTAGTGTGGTTGAGTCAGCCCGTCCGGAAGTACTGCCGGGTTTAAAACGGTATGCCCTTCCCGTTTCAGCGCATCTTTCGCCCTGTGAAACGCCTCGCGGTTGAAATTTTCATATCCCGTCATCGGACCGGCGATATAAATCCTCACCCTCACTCCTGAACCCTCCTGTCGAAATAAACGTAGTTATTCACTGCGCCCAACTTCATCCCAAACTTTTCGGCAATTTCCCGTCGGGGTACGCCACGCTGATGCAGTTGCCGCGCCAGCTCAATATCACGCTGTGAATATTTTGCCGACGGGTGAAAATCACCCCGTAAAATCATGCTGATACCCAGTTCCCGCGCTTTCGTCCTGACGGCTGACTCACTACGACCAATCAGATAACCGATGCTTTCGACTCTCATCGTTCCCGCACACTGCCGGAGTATCAGGATTTCAGCCCAGCGCCACTTCTTCCAGCCACTCACCGCTGCTGCTCTCTGGTGGCGGTAATATCCCGGAGAATATCCCTGTGTTTGTTCAGTTCCCGCAGCGCAGCACAGACTCGCTCCCACTTCTGGACATCACTTTTCGCCCGGCGCAGCTCGCGGTTAGCCACATGCAGCGATGGTAGAATCAGGTCATCTGCTTTCATTTCGGTGATCGATGGCTGTAACCTCACAATGTCTTCCACGATTTCTGTTTTCATTTCTTCCTGTGCCATCATTTCCTGTACTGGTAACGCAACACCTGCTGGCTGAGGAAAGGCTTTACCATCGGTTTCCGCTACGGATGCAGCTTCCGGCTCTGCCGGTAAATCAGCGCCCGGTATGCAGTAACGAAATTTACCGCCCTGATTCACGCGAATCAGACGCCCTTTGCTGATTGCCATGGCCAGCGATGAATTCGCCCGGCGCGAGGTAATCCCGAACATCAGTGCCAGCTCATCCGCCGTTTGTGGGCCATGTTGTTCAATCGCCTCAGTCAGCATTTGCGCTGTCACTTTCGGTACCGGTGACACCGGTTCACTTTCACCAGCCTGAATCAGCCACCACATCGAACCCTTGTTATCCGCTTCACCGCGGCGCTTCAGTTTCCACAGTTCGTTGACCGCATCTTCACGGCTGATTCCAAGGCGGGCCGCCACTACCTGTGAAGAGGCTCTTTTCAGTGCTTTCAGTGCGTCAAATACGGTTTCCATTAAAATTTCCTCCGGACAAAATTACTTCACAACCCTCATATTGCTGACATTTGGACGCCAGCTATCCCAGTTAAACGTCACCCATCGACCACCGTTCATGGTCATGCGGTCCATAATCCTCTCACCAAGAAGCGTACTCATTGCGGCATGATTCAGGTTTGTTAACATCCCGACACTGCACAGTGATGCTGTCCGGCGATCAATTATCTGGTGCAATACCACCTGCTCGTTTTTCGTCTCCCGCTGAACGCCTATTTCATCCAGGACCAGCAAATCAACCCCGCAAAGCTCCTGTAAAAATTTTTCCCCGGATTTGCCGTTGTCGTAGCTGTCATGCAACACGCTCATGACGTCAGACACGGTGACGATAATCACGCTGCGCCCCTTCACCATCAGCCGGTTGCCCATCGCCGCTGCAAGGTGATTTTTCCCGGTGCCGGTTTTACCGCTGAACACAAAATTCGTGCACCCGGTCATCAGTTCGTCAGCTATGGATTTGGCCTGGCTCAGCGCGTATTTTTGCCCGTCGTTCTGCACCTGATAATTTGCAAACGAGCATTTGCTGTGCAGAGGCTGGATGCCCGAACGATTCAGGATTTTTTCCACCCGCAACTGGCGATTCTGGCGGTTAATCTCCTCGCTGCGTTTTCGTCCTTCAGCAAGTTGCCATTCCCGCCACTCCTCCACCGTCCGGTACGGTGGAACCGACCCCTGTGGTGCAAGTCTGCGAATACGTTCAAGAACCCCAACTGCCGCAATGTTTTTCATGACACGTCACCCCCTGAATCCCGGCGGTATTTCAGTGTCCGGTTCAGAAATGTGATTCACGCAACGCTGCGCAGGCGAACGCCCCAGGCGGATAACCAGTTCATCCCATTTTTCCCGGAGTTTTGCCGGACTCATGATGTTTTTTACCCAGAACGAATCCCGCTGGAGACGCCCAAACATTTCACAAATTTGTCTGTGAGTTCTGCCATCCAGCATCCGCATTGTGCGAACGTCATTGGCCCATGCTGTCCAGTTGGGTTCTTTCGGTCTAGTGATCTCGCCATCATAGCTGGCCGCCTGCTCGTAAAGACTCACGATTCGTCCCCAGATCCACTGTGCGCACACCAAATCTTCCTGACTTCCCCACTGGCGTTTTTTCGCACTGAACACAACCGCGTCAGGGTGTCGGGTTAAAAAATCCTGTTCAGCCGTCTGCGGGTCCGGTTGCGAAGCGTCCGGACAAGAAGATCTTTTATCTGACGGATCAGGTTTTAATACTGACGGATCGGGGTCAATCATCGCCCCCCTAATCGGCAGTTTTTTATCAACAGTTGATCCATCAAAATTTGACGGGTCAACCGTTGAGGGGTCAATATTTGACGGGTCAACTGTTAACGGGTCATTTTTTGCCGGGCTAATTTTTCTTTTCGGTTTATATGACTCACGCGCCGCCGCCGCAGCTGCTTCGAGTTTTTCCACATTAAGCCGATAGATATTGCTTACATTACGCCCACCGACCTTACGCTCTTCCTTCGTCAGCCAGCCCTCTTTCGCCAGTTCTGCAATAGCCGATTTCACTGTGGATTCACTTCTTGCACCGATCTGACGCCGGATAGTTTCAATGGCAGGCCATGACACGCCCTCGTCATTGCTGTAGTCTGCAAGACGGGCCATAACCGCCACCCTGGATAAGATCATGCCGGTGAAGGCGCACCCTTCCCAGACAAGACCATGAAGCTTGCTGCTCATAAAACCCCCGAACACCGTGCTTTTAGTGCATCACCACAGCATTCCCTGCCGGGCCGCCGCGATTCATCTGGTCATACAAAACAACCGCTGACGCAACAAAATCATCGACATCCTTCACCAGCCGATCCCTCCGTTCGACGATCTCACGGTAATATTCAGAACTGTGGCTGCGCATACGGGCCACCAGCAAAGGCGGCATCGCCTTTTCGATCGCCGGTAACAGAGCCTGCATTTTTTCAACAGCATCAGGGGTGTCTTTCTCTACCCAGCGGAAAATTTTCTGGGTATTGCGAGCCAGGGCTTCCGGATGGCTGTCGTCATACAGTTCCGGGAACGTCATACCCAACTCAAAATAAGCCTGGGTTATTCCAGCTGCTGGAACTTTTTCGCCATCAGGACGCGCCCAGGCATTCATCGCCATGCGGATGTGTTCATGCTTGATTTTCATGAATCAAGCTCCTAGAAAGTGGTTGTGTTAACGTTTTGGTATCTTCCAGCTCGGGCCAAATATTCATCCAATCAAAAGGCCTTAGTTGCTGACGTGTAACTTCACCATTACTGGCTCGCTCAATAAGGACACATAACGATGCCCCTAACACTTGACCTTTACTCAATGCCTTTCTTAGATAACCGATGCTGGTACCACACTCGCATGCAAACATACGCTGTTCATCTGACGAAAGAGAATTGAGAAATATTCTTAATTCTTCCATAGCTACTCCTTAGTAAACACAGCAAAGAATACCCACAGGTAAACAAAAGTCAATACCCACAGGTTGTTTACCTTGCGGTAATCGCATCTATTATTTACCTATGGACAAATATGAATTTAGACGACAGCAACTCATCAAAATTCGTGATGAGAAATGCGATGGTAAAGCGGTTAACGTGGCCAGAAAGATCGGGCGCGAGCCTTCTTATGTATCAAGAATGTTGTACCCAGAGGGGAAAAAGGGAAAAAAACGGATCGCTGATGATATGGTGGAGATTATCGAAGAGTCCTTTGGGTTACCCCGGGGATGGATGGATGGTATCGTTTCATCATCAACGAACACAGCCTCCAGTTATGAAACAAGGGTTCTAACGCCACGACAACGTATTTTTTTAGATCTCTTAGACGAACTGCCAGAAAGTGAAGCGGATAAATTATTAAAAACTCTTGAAGAGAAAAAACAGTATTACAATATGATCTACGAAGAAATCCGTAAAAAGAAAGCACAAAACGCATCATAGCTCACCAAACAACTAGTCACCAGTTAAGACACCGCAAAAATTTACCCATGGGTATTTACTTTTTAAATACCTATGGGTATCCTTCTTTTCATACCAACCCACCCCGCCCCACAGAATGCAGGGCAATACTTCGAGTTACCAGGCAGTGGTCAGGGGTTAAGTAGCCAGCCCGAGGCGTAAGAACATGACGGCAGGGTTCAACTTTAATAACTATGCAGCAGGTTTTTGTTCCGCTACCCCGGCGTTAAGGGGAAATGAGGTCAGCATGGATACTATCGATCTTGGCAACAGCGAATCTCTGGTATGTGGCGTGTTCCCCAACCAGGACGGTACGTTCACCGCGATGACGTATACCAGAAGCAAAACGTTTAAAACTGAAGCTGGCGCGCGTCGCTGGTTAACCAGAAACACTGACTGATGAGGTTGACGATGGAATTTAAAGATTTACCAGTACCATTCCAGGAAATGGCATCGAATGTGGTTCGCTCTCAACTGGCGACTCTTGACCTGAGTACCGTAGAAAAGGAAACCATCGATACTATATCCGGTAACGTGCGTCGTGCCTTTATAGGTCTGTATGAAGAGAAGCGCCTATTCGGCGGACAGAATTCGCCTGAAAACAAGAATCAAGCAAATGATGAGAAGCTGAAACACATTATCGCCTTACTTTTGGAAGACGCAAAACGTCTACAGCAACTGGAACCAAATGCAGGCACAGAGGCCCGCATTTGGATTGCCATGAAATCACTCAAATGTGAAAGCAGTGATTATTTCAAAACAACAATTAAAACTACTCAACTTTCGGGAGAGCTACTGAAGAAATTGCCATAAGAGCATGGTCTTTCTCTTGTTCTGCAAGATGAGCATTAATACCTGGTATGGTTTTTTCAAATTTATCTATCTGTTGAATAACAACTTCGCGGTATACGTTTGTTTTTGTACCACCAAGCGCAGCCGTTAATGCAGAAAGCATATTTAGTATCATATCAGTGCGATATGAAAGAATCCTGATAGCTTCATCTTGTTCTTCAATAATAGATTGCAGGGCCTCAATTTGCTTTTTATCCATTTCACCCTCCTGAGGGTTGGTAATTAAGGAGTTCTCCACGGGTCAGGTGGAGTGCGTGCGCCGGACACGGGTGAGCATCCGGCACTGACAGCTTACTGAAAGGATATGTCCCTGAAAAGTCAGGGCATAACGCGAAAGCGCACGGCGAAATTGGTCTCTCTGTACGGTGTCGTTAAATTTAGTTCGACCGTGCGCTTCCGGTTGTGGCACTCCGCGAAATGGCGCGGCGGTAAGTATGGCTGGGGTTTCCTCCATTGCTCCAGAAAATGCACCGGGTTGTCAGGTTGACCATACGCTTAAGTGACAACCCCGCTACAACGCCCTCTGTTATCAATTTTCTGGTGACATTTGGCGGTATCAGTTTTACTCCGTGACTGCTCTGCCGCCCTTTTTAAAGTGAATTTTGTGATGCGGTGAATGCGGCTATGCGCACGCGGAACAGTTAAAGCAGTAAGGCGGTATTTTACGGGCGTAACGAGCATCAACTAACCCGGAGTTAATTGTTAACTGGTTAACGTCACCTGGAGGCACCAGGCACTGCATCACAAAATTCATTGTTGAGGACGCGATAATGGAAACGTTATTACCAAACGTTAATACGTCTGAAGGTTGTTTTGATATTGGTGTTCTGCTCAGTAACCGGGAGTTTACTGAAGATGCCATTAATATGAGGAAATATGAGCCTTATCTGCTCAATGATAATTCCATACTTTCCCGAATTGCTCTTCTTGAACTTGGTATTTTCGGAGAACGTCAATGACTTCAGCATTTGCACTGATGATGACGGTTTTTCTTATAACGGGTGAATCACAGAATGTGATTACCGGAATTTATGCAAGTAAAGAATCCTGCCTCCAGGCAAGAGACGAGCAAAAAATTTCTGGTGAATGCCTCCCGCTAAAAAAAGTATCGCTGTACCTGAATAACGAAACACCGGCTGGATAACCCTCCAGCCATATTAACACCATACCAACGGATTAAAAATGCCAGCAATGGCAGGGATTCGTTCACCCTGAAATCTGTAATGAGGTTAAAACAAAATGAGTAAGGTCTTTATTTGCGCTGCTATTCCTGATGAACAGGCCATAAAAGAAGATAGCGCTGTTGCGGTGGCCACTGCCATTGAAGCTGGTGATGAGCGTCGCGCACGCGCAAAATTTCATTGGCAATTTCTGGAGCAATTCCCTGCAGCTCAGGACTGCGCTTATAAATTTATTGTCTGTGAGGATAAACCCGGCATACCCCGCCCTGCCCTCGATTCCTGGGATGCTGAATATATGCAGGAAAACCGCTGGGATGAGGAGTCTGCTTCCTTTGTCCCGGTTGAGACTGAATCCGATCCGATGAACGTCACTTTTGACAAGCTGGCCCCTGAAGTACAGAACGCTGTCATGGTTAAGTTCGACACATGTGAAAACATCACCGTTGATATGGTTATTAGCGCACAGGAATTGTTGCAGGAAGACATGGCAACATTCGACGGACATATCGTTGAAGCGTTGATGAAAATGCCAGAAGTTAACGCCATGTATCCGGAGCTTAAGTTGCACGCCATTGGGTGGGTTAAGCATAAATGTATTCCTGGTGCTAAATGGCCCGAAATTCAGGCAGAGATGCGCATCTGGAAAAAACGTCGCGAAGGTGAACGTAAGGAAACCGGAAAATACACGTCTGTTATTGATCTCGCCCGCGCCAGAACCAATCAACAGTACAGTGAAAATTCAACAGGAAAAATCAGCCCGGTCATTGCTGCCATTCATCGCGAATACAAGCAGACATGGAAAACACTGGATGACGAACTGGCCTACGCTCTCTGGCCTGGTGATGTGGATGCCGGAAACATTGACGGCAGCATCCATCGCTGGGCAAAAAATGAAGTTATCGACAACGACCGCGAAGACTGGAAGCGTATCTCGGCATCAATGCGCAAACAGCCTGATGCCCTTCGCTACGACCGCCAAACTATTTTTGGCCTTGTCCGTGAGCGTCCGATCGACATTCACAAAGATCCCATAGCACTGAACAAATATATCTGCGAATACCTGACGACAAAGGGCGTGTTTGAGAATGAAGAAACAGACCTGGGCACTGTTGATGTTCTCCAGTCATCAGAAACACAAACTGATGCAGTGGAAACTGAGGTATCTGATATCCCAAAAAATGAAACCGCGCCGGAAGCTGAACCATCTGTAGAGCGTGAGGGGCCGTTCTATTTCCTCTTCGCAGATAAGGACGGAGAAAAATACGGTCGCGCAAACAAACTCTCTGGTCTGGATAAGGCACTGGCTGCTGGCGCCACTGAAATCACAAAAGAAGAATATTTTGCCCGAAAAAATGGCACATACACGGGCTTACCGCAAAATGTAGATACCGCTGAAGATTCAGAACAACCAGAGCCGATAAAAGTTACCGCTGACGAAGTAAACAAAATTATGCAGGCAGCCAATATCAGCCAGCCTGACGCCGATAAGTTGCTTGCTGCATCACGTGGTGAATTTGTTGAAGGGATTAGTGACCCGAATGATCCGAAATGGGTTAAGGGGATCCAGACCCGCGATTCTGTGAACCAGAACCAGCATGAATCGGAACGGAACTACCAAAAAGCGGAACAAAACAGCCCAAATGCGTTACAAAACGAGCCAGAAACGAAACAGCCTGAACCAGTGGCGCAACAGGAAGTGGAAAAAGTCTGCACCGCCTGCGGTCAGACCGGCGGCGGCAACTGCCCTGATTGTGGCGCGGTGATGGGCGACGCAACATACCAGGAAACATTCGATGAAGAGTATCAGGTTGAAGTTCAGGAAGATGATCCGGAGGAAATGGAAGGCGCTGAACATCCACACAAGGAGAACACTGGCGGCAATCAGCATCACAATAGCGATAATGAAACTGGCGAGACGGCAGATCGCTCAATTAAGGTGAACGGTCATCACGAAATCACATCCACCAGCAGGACGTGTGACCATCTAATGATCGACCTTGAAACCATGGGAAAAAATCCTGATGCCCCGATCATCTCAATAGGTGCAATATTTTTCGATCCGCAAACCGGAGATATGGGACCGGAATTTAGTAAGACTATCGATCTGGAAACTGCTGGCGGAGTCATTGATCGGGACACCATTAAATGGTGGCTTAAGCAATCACGCGAAGCGCAATCTGCCATTATGACCGATGAAATCCCGTTAGATGATGCACTGTTACAATTGCGGGAATTTATCGACGAAAACTCCGGTGAATTTTTTGTTCAGGTTTGGGGAAATGGAGCCAACTTCGACAACACGATTTTGCGCCGTTCATACGAACGGCAGGGGATCCCCTGCCCGTGGCGTTACTACAACGATCGCGATGTACGCACAATCGTTGAGCTGGGGAAAGCCATAGACTTCGATGCCAGAACGGCTATTCCATTCGAAGGTGAGCGCCATAATGCGCTTGATGACGCCCGTTACCAGGCAAAATACGTTTCAGTTATCTGGCAAAAACTGATCCCGAGTCAGGCTGATTCTTAATGTTCAACTGTCGCCGGTTGTGACTGGTATTCTGCAACCGGCGCTCGTCTGATGTAAGAGATAAAGAAATCGATGAGCGAAGTAATCATGATTGTCTCTCCCGGCAAATGGGTATCCGAAGAGCAGTTAATTGCGCTGAAAGGAATAAAAAAAGGTACGTTAAAAAAGGCCCGGGAAAAATCGTTTATGGAAGGAAGGGAATATAAGCATGTCGCTCATGACGGTATGCCATGGGATAACAGTCCATGCTTTTACAACCTGGAAGAAATTGATCGCTGGATTGAGCGCCAGGCATCAGCGAGACCAAGACGTCATCTTACTTGACTAAAAGCCACACTAACTAATGAGAGAAGTTGAAATGAAATATCCGACAGGCGTGGAAAACCATGGAGGGAAATTACGTATCTGGTTTGTTTATAAAGACGTAAGAGTCAGGGAAAATCTGGGGGTTCCTGACACAGCAAAAAACAGGCGCGTTGCAGGTGAACTACGCTCCTCTGTTTGTTACGCAATAAAAACTGGTGTTTTCGACTATGCAAAACAGTTTCCCTCCTCACGCAATCTGGAAAAATTTGGTGAGGCCCGACAAGATTTAACCATAAAAGAACTGGCTGAAAAATTTCTGGCACTGAAAGAAACTGAAGTCGCCAAAACATCACTCAACACATACCGTGCCGTCATCAAAAATATCCTGAGCATAATCGGTGAAAAAAATCTTGCCTCATCGATTAATAAAGAAAAATTACTGGAGGTTCGTAAAGAGTTACTGACTGGATACCAGATCCCCAAAAGTAACTATATTGTTACACAACCAGGGAGATCGGCTGTAACTGTAAATAATTACATGACAAATCTTAACGCCGTGTTCCAGTTTGGTGTTGATAACGGTTACCTGGCAGATAATCCGTTTAAGGGGATCTCGCCATTAAAGGAATCAAGAACCATTCCGGATCCTCTTTCGCGGGAAGAATTTATCCGTCTTATCGATGCGTGCAGAAATCAGCAAGCAAAAAATTTATGGTGTGTTTCTGTTTATACTGGAGTTCGCCCTGGTGAGCTGTGTGCACTTGGATGGGAGGACATAGATCTGAAAAATGGAACAATGATGATCAGGAGAAATTTAGCAAAAGACCGTTTCACGGTACCAAAAACACAGGCGGGAACCAATCGGGTCATTCATCTTATTAAGCCAGCAATCGACGCTCTCCGGAGTCAGATGACATTAACGAGACTGAGCAAAGAGCATATCATTGATGTTCACCTCAGAGAGTATGGCAGAACAGAAAAACAAAAATGCACCTTTGTTTTTCAACCTGAAGTGTCAGCGAGAGTAAAAAATTATGGTGACCATTTTACCGTTGACTCAATAAGGCAGATGTGGGACGCAGCGATAAAACGTGCCGGACTCCGCCATCGAAAATCATATCAGTCGAGACATACTTATGCCTGCTGGTCGCTGACAGCTGGTGCTAACCCGGCATTTATAGCAAACCAGATGGGCCATGCAGATGCGCAAATGGTATTTCAGGTATACGGAAAATGGATGTCTGAAAACAATAATGCACAGGTAGCTTTGTTAAATACACAGTTAAGCGAGTTTGCCCCAACCATGCCCCATAACGAAGCAATGAAAAATTAA